TGTTTTTTAAAACGTCTTAATAGTTTTTCAAATGTTTCGTTTTTCTTTGCTGTTACTTTCATTAGTCCCAATCTATGTGTTCTTCTAAATTAAATTTATTTATGTCGTCAAAATCTTTTTTTATTGCCCATGAAGGATCACATACTTCCATATCCACCTCTAAAGGAATATTCAACGTGTTTTCTTTCATTAATCGTCTTATCTCAGGGGCTACTTCATCTACTTCGTCTTTATGCACTTCACAGATAATCTCATCGTGTACTTGCAGTAATAGATTACTCTTCTTATCCTTTAGGTATTCTGCCACAGCAACCATACGTTCACTCATTATATCTGCACTAGTACCTTGAATCAAGTAGTTAACACCTTTGTATCCAAATTCACTAGGCACTCTATATACTCTACCATACTTATTTCTAACTCTACCATCTGTTTTTATTTTTTTAATAACAGCGTTAAAGAATTTTCTAGATCCTTTCATGTTTTGTAAATATGTATTTTTATACTGAGCAGCTTCATCAGGAGTAGTATTTAACTGTAACGCTAATTTATCTTTACCAATACCATATATAACTCCAAAAGTAATTGACTTAGCTAATTGTCTAAAAAACTTAAATTGAGTATCATCTTCTGTAATATTAAAAGCTATCTTTGCAGCTTCTCCATGAAAGTCCACATCATCCTGTTTCATCAATTCATTCATCTCTTCGTTATTTACATAACTCATAAATACTCTAACTTCCATCTGAGAGTAATCATACGCTATCATTTTGTAATCATCTCTAGGTATAAACAGATTTCTTATAGCGATTTGCCTGCCATCATTGACATTAAACTTATCTCCACCTAAAAAACTCCATGTATCTAATACATCATCAGTTAATTCTGTATTTGCATTACCACCCTTACTAGATACAATTGCAGCAACCCTATCGCGAACATCTGCTTTATCAGATTCAGATAGTTGTCTATCCTCAATATAAACTGTGTCTCTAGGTATATTCTGTAAGTTAGGAGTGCTAGATGATAGCCTACCTGTTACTGTTCCCCAATTGTTAAAACTAGTATGAAGCACAGGCAATTCTAAATAAGGTTCTATGTATGTAGACCTTATCTTTTCTAACGCTCTATATTGTCTTACTAATCCTGCTAGTGGGGAGTTTAATCTTACAAGAGCTTCTTCATTCCACGCTTCAGCACCTTTTGCAGTGCGTAACGGAGAGTGTATACCCATAGCATTAAATGTTTCCCCTAATTGTTTAGTGCTACTAATATTAAACTCATGCCCCACTAAGTCATATATCCTATTCTTTAAAATATCTATTCTAACTAATATTTTATCATAAGCTTGTTTTGCATAACTATTATCTATAATTACACCACGTCTTTCCATCATGTAAAGAGTCTTTGTAAGCTTAGTTTGAAATGTAAATAGGTCTAGTTGTTTACTAAGTTCTAGTTTTCTTAATCTATCTTCATATACTTTGCGTGTCCATTTAACGTCATCTATACAATATGGTCCTAAAACAGATGGGGGTGCTAAAGAAAAGTCTCTAAACCATTTATTCTTTTTTAGAATCTTTTTAGTTTCTAAATCATACGCCCCAGCTTCTTCTCCATAACTTCTTATCAAAGTATCTGTTAAACTAAGTCTGTTAATCGTAGTCGGCTCTGTCATTCTTACCATGACAAGCACGTCTACTAAATCCATAGCTTCAATATTTATACCCTCATTATGTAAAAACTTAGCATCAAACTTTACGTTGTAACCTATAAGTGTTTTACAAGTATCATTTATAAAGTTAACTAACTGTTTTAAATGCTCTTGTGATAAATTAGGCTCTTCTGATTGATGTCTAAAAGGAAAGTAATAAACATCCGTAGTATCTATATTAGCTAAACCAATACCACATATCTGATGCATATCATAAGGATTAAATCCGTTAGTCTCTACATCAATAATCCACTCTGATACTCTAGGTAATTTATTTAATGTTTGTGTAAATGTGTCGGGGGTTACTATCATAGGTATATTATGCGAACTCTCCGAAAGTTTATCTAACGGAGAGTCTGCATTTATGGAGGTTGTTACCTTAGAATAAAGAGTCGTCATCGTCATCAACGCTCACGGCATCTGATGGTACATTATCAGAAGATGTTGTATCAACAGCACCATATCTCTGACTTAGATACTCTTTAATTGGGGTTAAATTCTTTAACTCTGCTTGTTTATCTTCAGGTAACTGCAGAGCTCCTGATGTAGAAGTGATTGTATAAGTAGTGTCTAAACTAGAGCCTCTTCTTCTTACTCTCATCACATTCTTATCTAATGAACCATTATCTTCGTATATATCTACGAACTGATTCCAATTACTATTCTGTGCTCCGAAAGACAGTGTAAGAACTTTAAAGTCATTCACTGTTTCTTTATACATTTTTGAACCTGATGGGCTAGTAATTTCTTCCCACGAATCTACTCTCTGTTCTGTATGTAATATTTCAGTTACATATCCCCAAAGTGCAAACTTATGTCTAGGAGCTTTTTTTCTCCCATCTTCATAAACCATTGCCTCACTTGGTACAGGGCTAACGGGTTCTCCATTTTCTACTAATACGCTTGTCCAACCCTTATCAATGCCTGCTTGAAACTCGTATACATAAAATTCTTCCATATGTATATCGCCTTCTTCACCTGTAGCCATAGATTTCATAAAAACTTGATCTCCATCTTTTAACCAAACTTCTTTACCATTAGCTTCTGAAGATTGAGCAGACCTAGTTTCTTTACTAGTTATATTATTTTGGATCATACTGATTCCTGACATGTGTCCTCCTTTACCAGTATTTTTTATTATCAATTACATTCTTAAGTATATCATAAGATTTGATATCTTGAACATCTTTATATTCTTTAGGGATATTTGTATATGAAACTTTAATTTTATTCCCCAATAATTTTAAAGCTCTTTCTTTTCCTATTTGCCCCGCTTCATCATTGTCTAAACACAGTATAATTTCTTTAGTGGGTAATGTCAATAATAGATCTCGTTGTTTATTAGACATACTCATTCCAAGTAACGCTACAGATGGGAATCCTAATTGATCTAACCACATGGTATCTAATGTACCTTCTGTCACGCACACTGCATCACAAGGTTTAATATAAGTTTGACCGAATAATACGTGTGATTTTTTCAATCCTTTAGAATATAAATACTTAGGTATCATTTTTTCTTGTCTAGTAATCCATCCAACTGTTCTAAAGTCTTTATCCTTAATAGGTATTACTAACCCATTAGATGGAGTTATACCACAATCCCATTTACGCATAGTCGGTTTATTAAAACCTCTATCAAATATCCATCTTGGAACACTAGCAAGTTTATAAGGTATGGTTACTTCAGGTAAAACTACATCTTCAGGTATAGGTGGGGCTATGTTAAATATACTACTTTTAAATGTATGTTTATAATCAGTAAGATATAAATTAACTTTACTAAAATCCCACTGCATATACTGCTGTATAAAAGTTTTTAAACTACCTTGCCCACAGCCAGCAAAACAAATCCATAAACCTTTTTCTGTATTTATAGAGCATGATTCAGAAGTATCATCATGGAAAGGGCACAATATAGATATTTCCTCACTACCTACAGGTACATCTATACCTAAATTAAGCAATGCCTGTGTCCAATCTATCATACTATTTCTGCTGTGACGAGTATATCCTGTAGATATAACCATTAGACTCCTTCCAAAAACCGTCTGGAAAAGTTGTGCCACATTGAAAACAATAAGGGTCGTTTTTAACTAATCCTAATACTTCTTTTTGTAGTAAAGAATAGTGATCAACTATAGTTTTACCCACTCTTAATGTACCATTAGCTGAACATTTACCGCATTTTAAACTAACTAAACGTGTCATGATTTTCCTCTATTCTACCTTTATCTACATCCCAAATAAATTCAGTAGTTGAAGCTCCTAAGTCTCCATCTCTATATTTCTGAAACATAATTTCTCTTAGTTGTGGCTCATCTTCAACCATACACATTGAGATAGCAACATCTGAAGCTCTAATTAAAGCATCTCCAAACGCTACTTGTCCTGCAGTTGGTTGATTATACATGTTAGAGGCATCTCTAGTAGCTTGGGTTGATGCAATAACTGTTGTATTTGTAGACAATGCCATAGTTTTTAATCCATAAAACAATGAATGGGACTGTTCCCACGCTGCTTTATTCTTATCTGATGTAGAAATTAAATACACCCCATCAATTATAAGCACATCAGGGCTATACTTTCGCACTAAATTAGTAATACTAGGTAGTGATATACTATCTTCTCCACTAATATGGTCACATACTAGTAGATTTTTATAGTTTACTTCTTCTAAAAAGCGTTTATATTCGCCTTCATCTATCTCTTTTCCGTTTCTAAGAGCACTGTGCGATAGTTTATAGTTTAATGAATGTCCTAATAATACATCCATACGCAAAGCTATTGCTGATGTAGGCATTTCTGTGGATACAAGTAATGTTTTATGCCCACTACGCACAGCATCTGCTGCTAACTTACAACACAACCATGTTTTACCTACAGTCGGTCTAGCATAAGCGGTAATTAAATCCCCCGGTTGCCACCCAACCCCTGATGCATTAACTAAATGAAAGGGAGTTCGTATACCTATTAAGCCATCCCCCATTTTTCTAATGGAACTTCTACGTTGCCACTCTTCATATCTATCTAAACCACCGTTATCATACTGATTAACATCTTCATCATGTAGTATCTCTACATCATTTAGATCATCCATAATCATTCCTAATGCTTTTTTAGGATTGTCTTCTAATATCATTTGATTAGAATTAAAAGCACTGACTATGTTTCTAAACATAACCTGTTTACTAAATTCATCTAATGCATAATTAAAGTTGACTGATTGTGCATCGGGTTTAAGAGTATCAAATTTCTCTAATAAAACTTCAGGGGTGGGGAACTCAGTATATTCATCAATATATTCTTGAATGAACTTATAAGTTTCGCCATGTTCTGCAAAATCCTTTGGAGAATGGGTAAAATTCTTGAAGTTACCTGAATCACATAGACTGAAGATAACCGCAGACTCTATAAAATTAAAATTTTCCAATACTATTTCTCTTCGTTAAGTTTATTTCTAAGTGACTTTTTCACTTTGTATATGGAATAGTTTACCACAGTTTCTTCTCCATTGACTATTTTTTTATTAGAAATACTTTTTAACTTGGTTTCAATGTCTTTCATAGTATGGTTTTTAAACTTATCAGTTAAGAATTGTTTTTCACCTGCGTCTAAATTTAATGACTCTAAGTAGTCAATAAAATCTACTTCATCTAAGTTTTCATCTAATTGTTTTACGAAGTCGCTAAGTTTATATGAATTTTCATTATCTGAATCCGTTTGCATATCTAGACTATAACTTTGAATTTTTTTACTTGCTTGTACCCATAAAGTTTTAAGCCTATTAGCCATCGCAGTATGTAAATATGTATGGAAAATAGCATTTCTATTAGGTTTATATAATTTAGCAGCTTTAATAACTATTAGTCTTAATTCTTGGGCTAAATCATCCCTATCAAACCCTTGTATATAAATGTTGGATACCATCTTGTTGATTTTCGGTTCCCATTTCAGGATTAAATCGTTGTCTATTTCCATTTGTTTTTTGCTTTCTATATGTTTGATAACACTCTTGTGTGCAATAAACATTATTTAATTTTAATCTATACCCTTGCATAACTCTTTTCCTACTTCTATAGAAGGGCACTCTACAGAAAGAACATGTTAATCTTATTCGATTCCATCTAAATCTGCATTCACCATTATGTAGTCC